GATATTTTGTTTATTCTTTAATCCGTGTCATCTGTGAAATCCGTGTCCTAATTTCCCTTTGGATTGTTGATTTATGATTGTTGATTGTTGATTGAAAAACAAAAACAAAATCCCCCTCAATCCCCCTTTAATAAAGGGGGAAGCTCTTTTCTCTTTCCTTTTCCCCTTCCCTCCCGTGTCTCATGATCTCGGCCAGTTCCACGGCCCTGGTTCCCACCTGTTTGGCCCATCTGCTGTCAAGCATTTCAACTGAGGCCTGGTCAAAATCACGGCGTTCCACTGCGGCCATCATTTTTTTGAATGATAAAAACCGGGGACGGCCCATGTTGAAGATCATGTTTACAATGACCCGGGCCCGGGTCTCGTTAAGCTGTTTTCTGAATGCGTGTGGCAGCCTGTGCGACTCGCCCACGGCCATGGCCAGGTCATGATCCAGGATGCGTTCGGAAATATCCGGGGTTATGGGGCTATTGAGATCATGGCCGTAACCGATAAACCAGTCGTCAAGCGTGCCCCTGGTTGCGGTCAGAACAAGGCCCTCGTGGCGTTTGATTTGTTGTTTTAGGATTTCCATAAGAATTATCTCACGCCCACTCACTCCGTTCGTTTGAGCCCACAGAGTACGCAGAGAAAAGCAAAAAATGATTATTTTAAAAGATATAAAAAAAGGTCTTTCTCTGCGTTCTCTGCGTTCTCTGCGCCTCTGCGTGAGACTGGTTTTTTATTTTTCAAATACACGGACAAACAAGTTTGTCCATGGCACCCGTCCCACCCCTACAGGTGTTAGGGACCGAATAAATTCCTGATTGATGTCAGGATAAGGGTTCCGGCCTGGCCTACTGTGAGGCCGCTGTTCCACATGCGCTGGCGCTCTTTCATTCGGGTTACGCATTGGGCCAGGCCCTTATCGCCGTTGACCTTTTTATCCAGGTCCTTTAAGTCACCTATGATGCCCCTATCATCAGCCGATCCGGGAATACCACAGACAGTCGTTTCAAGGTCATTAAGGCACTTAACAATACCACCACGACCCGCCTGATCATGAGGGCCGAACATGATGCGGTGAAATTCACCATGGTTTATGTCGATCTGTTTTTTTAGATCTTCTATGGCTTTTAGTATTGGGTCCATTTTTTAATTGAATATTGATTGTTGAAGATTGAATATTGAAAAGAATCAAAAGCAAAATCCCCCTCAGTCCGCCAGAGGCGGGCAAATCCCCCTATATTTTGACCGTGACAGTTGGTTGTTTGCCGTCGAGGGTGTGCTTGACGTCTTTTTCGTTGGTCAGCTTGTCAGCACCATCAAATACTTTCTGCGTGATGGTATCAACCGCACCGGTCGGGTAGTAGGTGTAGGTATCAACCCTCGTTCCAATCAGGATCCCTTCGGCATCTCTTGTTTCTTCCGTCCATTTCGTGACATTCCCGGCTTTATCCTTTTCAACCTGTATTGACGTTTGATTTTCCGTTTCTTCACGTGCTTCCTTTTCTATTTGTGCCGTGATGATGGGGTAGCTTTTCTTCAACTCCGCAACCGTCGTTATTTTCTCAGCCATTGTATTCTCCTTTAGCTCGATATCGATCCATAATCGAATGGTTAATGTGTTGTCGTAAATTATATGTATTTGCGTGCTTGAAGTGCCCCATGTATGAGGCATACGCTTTTTTATCCAACGTCCCGGAATAGAGTCTTGATTTGATATTGCTCACAACGCGCCGTCTCACCAAAATATAGAAGGGCCTGACTATATACCCTAAATAATCAACCCCGTCTGAAACCGGCCTCATGATTGTTTTACTTTCATTGAGGAACAGGTCAAGCTTGTCTCTTAAAAAGTCCGAGATATCTTCAGTCCAATTTTCCAGCATCCTTTTGTCACGATGAAGGATCAAGAGATCATCCATATATCTAAGATAATATCTGCATTTCAAAGTGTGCTTTATAAACTGATCAAGTTGATTCAGATAAAGATTTGCGAAAAACTGACTGGTAAGATTCCCGATGGGCAATCCTTTATTGCTTGCCTGACCAAACAAGGTCTTATGGCGTGGGATATATTTCAACAGGCTCCTACCTTTTTTTATTATTGCGTTTCTGGTGCAATCATTAAAAATGACGGCCCTGGCAATCCACATCATGTCTGCATTACGTATATATTTCTCGACAATTTTTAAAAGGATATCTTTGTTTATAGAAAAGAAAAAAGCCCTGACATCCAATTGCAGATAATATGCCCCTTTCAAGTTGTTTTCAGTAATGCTTCGCATGAATGATTGCAACCTCTTTACCGCCGCGTGTGTACCTTTTCCTTTGCGGCATGCGTAACTATCATGGATAAATATCGGGTCTGCTATTAATTCTAAATGCGATACCAGCAAGTGATGCACTATCCTGTCTCTGAAATCAGCTGCAAATATTTCTCTCAGCTTTGGTTTATTCACGACAAAGCATATGGACCTGCGAGGCCGATATGTCCTATCATTGAGCTCGGATTGTAATGCCAACAAATTTTGTTCTGCGTTTACTTCAAACCGTAACTGATTAATCGTGTTTCTCTTATTCTTGCGGCACATCGTATAACTGTCAAAAATTTGTCGAAAAGTGATCATCTTTGGGTATCCTCGGACCAGACGAACGTAATACCGCCTGGAATCCTTATTGTTGCCGCCCACGTTCCCGTAGCTGAAGCTCACGTGGAACGCGTTGGTCGGGTAGTCCGGCCTCGTAGATGATAACTTGCTCACTTTAAATTCCGGTCTCGATCTCATAGAGTACGAACCCGGAATAATTCTATGCCAACATGGCGAAGCAAGCGCAGGATAATCATGGCACACTCAATATCCATTCATGGATATTAATTCCGGCTAAGATGATCACTTTTGCGACTTTATCCAACCCATACATTGCCTTGTAATGCTGTCTAAGAGCCTCACCGAAACTGCAAAACTCTTAAAGCTGTGGAATGCCTTCACCTCTTTTGCTATCCTGATTAATATTTTCATTTCGTCTAATGTGTCCTTTAATTTCAGGAGCAAAGGCAACTTGTTTTTTGCATCGTTGGCCTTGATTACCAAGGTCGCGGCTTTTATTGCACATTTCCGCAAATCGCTGCCAAGGATATATTTATGGTGCCTGTCAAAATTCCGTACTATTTTCTCGAAATAAATGCACAAATCCAATGCAGCCTTATAAATTGGCAGGTGTTCATGATGTGCCATTTCCCTCCCCAAAAAAAACAAATGATTAAAAAAGATGAAATAATAAAATAACTTATCCTCGGACCAGACGAACGTAATACCGCCTGGAATCCTTATTGACGCTGTTCACGTGCCCGCTGCTGAAGTACACGCTGAACGCGTAGGTCGGGTAGCCCGGCCTCGTAGACGATAACCAGTGATAGTTTGTCGGTGTCGACGGAAACGCGGTCGTGTCAATACATGGATTGCTCTCCCCCAAATCGATGAGTTTCGGCAATTCAGAATAACTCGGGATTCGCCAATCTGTATACCCGCCCAGGCTATTTGCGTTTGCCTGATCCCTGAAATCCCAGATTAGATCATCAACCGTTTCGATTGTAACCGTATCACCCGCCGCTTCTTCCACACCCTCTACAGTAGTGATGGCAGCAGTTGTAATGGATGACACAGTATAAGTCCCATCGTTGCTTGTTGACCCCGTAACAGTAAACTTCCTGCCAGCACACAGGGCGCCTGTATCAAATTCACTGGCCCCACTTCGGATCTCGCCAGTGGCGTTATCAAAGCTGATATCGGTCTTGTCTTCAAGCGTCCACTGGTCCCAGAATAGTTTTCCGTCAGTTCCAGGTCCGATATCGGCATCAGGCACGTACCTCGCCCACATGAGGCCTGTTCGCTCGTCTATGACACAGTTATTAGACAGAGCATGAGTTTTGCCATTGATGACAATATTTGTGGTCCCTGAATACTGTCCGGCAGTCAGTATATTATATGACCGGCTCACGCCTTTTTCCAGGTCCCCGTCATCGCCTGTATGGTAGCTTGTTACCTGCCCGGTTTTGAGGGGGAGACAACGGGGGTAGAATTCCTCAATCTGGCTGAGGGTCATTATTTTTGTTGCATCGCCCTGTTTGACCAAGAATAGGTCAGTCCCGGCGGGGGTAATAACGGCATCGTATTTGTCGAATTTCGGCATGGGGTCAAACCTCCGGTTTGAATTGAATATTGATTATTGAAGATTGAATATTAACAAAGACAAAGGCAGCGTTCCTACAGTTCATCAGGGTGCATGAGGGCATCCTGGAGCTGCTCGGATGTTAGCTGTTTTGTTTCTCCGTCCTGTACGATCAGCAACAAATCCTCATCCGCCAGACTGGTTACCGCATCGTAATTTTCGTCGTCGAATTTCGGCATGTTAAACCTCCAAAAAAGTAAAGAGAAAACAGGAAAGAGGAAAACTCTTTTCTCTATTCTCTTTTCTATTTCCCTGCCCCTCCATATTGTTCATATATGCATCCCCGCCCAGAGCAGTACTTATGCCACTTGTGGCCGTACAGGTTGGCCGGGCCTTTGGGTATTTTAACGGGTCTCGATATCAACCGGCCCTTGCACGCGGGACATTTTTCCTCAGTCAGCACAGCCCCGTTTCTCCGCTTCCCCGTTTCCCCGCCTGCCCTCCATAGCTGCGCAGCAGCGTCGGAGGGTCCCCGTTTCCCCGCTTTAAGGTATTCCTCCACGTCCTCAATAGTTTTCCCCCGCTTTTCAAGCCATCGATACAGCGTGACAAGATCCTGCAAGGTCCTTCCCGGCCATGATGACTTTAGGATTTTGATTAATTCCTGGTTCATTATCACAGACTACCTTTCTCACGCCCACTCACTTCGCTCATTCGAGTTCACAGAGGACACAGAGAACAGCAAAAAGATGTTATTTTAAAAACTTAAAAAAAAGTTTTTCTCTGCGTTCTCTGCGCCTCTGCGTGAGTTTGTTTTTGATTTTTCATGGGATCAGCTCGCAATCCACCTGCAGACTTCGGCCTGCGTAACAATACAGACAACCCCCACGCACTCGGGATACACCGGATTGCATTCGCACCCCAGGGCGATTCCAGGCCAGTTATCATAATAAATTCCAAAATAATCAGGCACCGGCGGATCCGGCGGATTATTAGAATCCAGAACCCACGGCACTTCCGAACCGCGGTCGCATCCGCTCTCACAGCAATTGACGTGGTTCGGAAAGTATCTCCAGTAACGATTACCATCGTCATAATCAAAACAATATTCGTTTTCAGTCACCCCAACTCCGCAATCGGTGCAACGCGGGCTTTCGGTTTCCCCGCATAACGCATAAAGAGAATGGATGCCGGGGCCTGCAAACCAGGCCGTCGTCAGTTGCCAGTAACCCACCCGGCGGATAACCGCGTTCACCACATCATCACAGCTATCCGTAATCGTTATGGGTGCATAATCCGCGGCCCCGGATCCGGCACAGTAAAGGGTTGTATAGGGGTTGTTTGTCTCTATCGATTTGAGCGTCAGACCCGCGTCCCAGTAGTACCCGGTCTTGTCCGTGGCAAACGTATAAGGGGCCCTTCCGGTCCCGGCCGTCACATACACGTTTATGGATTCACCCTCCGCGATAACATCAGGTGTATTCTCATCATCAAACGCCAATGGCACATCAGCCGGGCAGCATTTTTGAGGCTCTGTTTTAAAGCCTATTACTTTGGGGTTAGCCCAGTCCTGGCCGTCGAATTCTATCAGGACATTGTCCCCCACTTCGAATATGTCACCATTGCATTCCATGTATTCAATCGGCACATCCGTCAGTGTCTCAGCCTGATTAATATTGAGCCCCTGAACATCGCTCAGGGCATCATCCAGCGTCACGTTGCAGGTATCCCCGCTTATGTAGCTTATCTGGCCATGCCGGAAGGTGGGTTTCCATTTCTGCCAGCCCGCCATCATGGCCCAGTTCCAAAAGACCGTGGAAGGAAGCCCCCCTATGGAGGGCTGGATCTGGCCGTCCCGGTCCGAATCATAAACCGCGTTTCCCTCGTACCCGGGTCTTATCTGTACAACATCCCTCTGCCCGGGGACCTCCACGGTACCCACCTTGCCTGAGAGATCTTCCGTATAGTCTGCGCACCAAGCCCCCACGGTAGGATCTTCCTCCGTGTTGTTTTTCAAATAATCCTTTTGCTTTTCAAGAGCTAATTGTTCCAGTACAAGCCGGTCCCGCTCATCCCCTGCAGGCAAAAGCGCAATACGTGCGGCAAGATCCGCTATAAGACAATCCAAGTATATGATGCGTTCCTTGACACGGTGCGTGTCCAGGTCAAGTTTTACCTGATAATTACCTTCATCTCCGCCGCTTATGATTATTCCCTTGCCCATGTTCTCCTTCGGAAAGATGTCTCACGCCCGCTTCGCTCAAGACGCAAAGGCGCAGAAAAAAGATTTTGCTTTTCTTTGCGTGCTTTGCGCCTTTGCGTGAGATATCTTTTTGTTTTTGATCAACAAACAACTCCGGTGGTGGTGGCCACGTTCGTCTCGGCCCCCACGTTCAGATTTTCAGATAAAATATCCCCGGTGAGCTCCGAAACCTTAAAAGTACCTTCCGCGTCCTCATCATCCCAGTCTCCGGATGTCAGACTGATACCACCGACCGTGGCCGTCTCACCGCTATCGGCCCCGGTCAACACATCCCCAACCTGTACCTTGTATGGCCCGCCGGATGTAAAAGGCATATCCCAGTCAAGCCCGTCCATCTGCTGTGTCACTTCCATTATCTGCTGCGTGCGGAAACTGAGAGCCACACATACCCGGCAATAAACTCATCATCACCGGCCCGGACAGTATTTCCCGGTCTCAGATACAGATCCGGTAAGGCCCTGTACCTCAAGGCCCCCTCGGAAAGATAACGGTAACCGGCCCCCTCAAGTGTCACTATCTGCGCCGGCCATGTCTCGGTTTTGTGACCGGTTAATGTCAAAGTCTTCTGTGTGGAGCCTTCATCTATTCGGACATTTTCAAAGCTGACGCGGGCTATCTCCTCCCTCAGCGATTCCACCCCGTCAACAATAAGCACCATCTCAATGACCAGTTCGCCGTTCGGCCGGGCGTTTATATGAGAAACATAATCAAGCCCCGGTACAACCGCCGCCATATAAGAGGGATCGCCGGACCGGAAACGTCCCTGAAAAGAAGACACGGGGATCTCGACATCCGACTCCCCGTCATCCGCCCCGGTGAGTGTCAGATAAAACCGGGTCTTTGCCCGGTTCCGGTTGGCCTCAAGCCATTTGGTCCAGTTGAAACCTTCATCCGCATCCGTAAAGCCGATGCCCTCGGAGGTCTCCCTGCAAATTTCAATAAACCGTTCATTGGCATCATCAAACCCTATTCCCTCTGCAAGGCTCCTGAATATTTCAAGGACAAATTCCGGGGCGTCATCAAAGCCTATTCCCTCGTTCAGGGTAACGGAAAATGTACTGCCTGCAGGTGAAAGCTCATCCTGAAAACCGATTCCTTCTTCCAACGTATCAGTGAGGCTTACACCGTCAACCTGGTCGGCAAAGCCTATGCCCTCTTCCAGCGTATCTGTGAGGCTTACACCATCAACCTGATCGGCAAAGCCTATACCCTCTGAGGTTTCCGCCTCAATATTGGAGGTGAACTCGTAGAACTCAATGTTAGTGATGCTCCAGTTCCCAGTTCCGTCGAACTGAAGCCTGTAAAGATCGTATGTCGAACCTGACCCGGCAAAATTAGCGTTTACTTCCTCCCCGGATGTCAGGGCAGTATCTTCAAAAGGGGCGTTTGGCGGACCATCATAATCCTGGGAATACATACTGACTGATCCGCCATTATGGGTTACACGTATCTTAGTGGGTCGGTAACCATCAGCCCAGGTTCTCTTAACTTGCAAATGGATATAATCCCATGTGCCGGGATCACTGTCCCACTCCTGGTTGACTGCATCCCATGTGCCGATATCTACGGTCCAGTCGTTGTCGTCAAAATGTTGTACCCATTGATAGCCCATTTTAAATACCAGATGACAGACGACGGACGGCAGATGACAGATTCGTACATCGAAGGCTATGGCATTTAAGTTCTGTCATCTGTCCTCTGTCTTCTATCCTTTAAACATTGCTGCCGGTTATGGTGATGGTCACTTTTAAGACATCGGTGTTTTCGCATGGTTTTGCTGAGTCGAATTTGCTGGAACAAAACATCTTTTCACCGGATGCGGCCGTATCGCCTTTTGTGTTGTTGCTGACAAGGGCTGCCCCGTAAATAGTAACAGTGGCGTTCATGGTGAAGCTGGCCTTGTTTGCAGTATTTGTTATTACCTTTGAGGAAACGCCGGCTTCCTGCCACTGGGGACGGTTGGACTCTGTATAGGCGCTCGATTCGGTATATCCGGGGGCCGCATAATCATCAGCCGCAACCGGCGTATGATTGTCATTGAAGATGGCAATGTACCAGGTGCTCTTTGCCGTGCCGCCCGAAAGGGCCGTGTCCAGGGCGTATTCAATGCCCTCATCTACTACAATATTTTTTGTCTTCCAGGATTCATGTAGATAATAGGCCCCGGATCTGACGCTTGCCCTGCGCCATTGTTCCCATTCCCATGTGGAGAAAAGCTTCATGCCCTCGCTTATGCCCGGGCGGCGGTCAAGGATTGCCTCTGCCCTGTCTCCGATTTTGAAATTTGATTTCATGATATGACTCCTTTTTTTAAATATTGGGATACGGATAAAGAATAAGTAAAGTAAAAACAAAGCAAATACAAAAAAATGACAGAAAAAGGTCTTTAGTTTTTTTAATTTTAAAAGTTTTAATCTGTGTCATCCGTGTAATCCGTGTCCAATTTATTTATATTGATAATCGTTCTTTGATCAACAGGGTCATGCGGATATCGCCGTTATCCGATTTCAGGTGCTCGATTGCTGCTCTGAAAAATGCCTCCGAAGTGGCAAGGTTGACCAGGGTTTCATCCCTGTAAATATCCCTCAGTATTTCCGTGTCCGCTTCGTTCAACCTGGCTTTAACGTCAAAGGTCCGGTCCGCGTCACAAAAACCGGAATGCGTGATCACGCAGCCCCCGTCCAGTGTTGCAACCCTGTTAACCCGGGCCTCCGAGTCGTGAAATTTAGACACGGGCAGCTCGTAAATGGTCAGATTGCCGGAGGTGTTTTGAGATATGGTTGATATTGAAATCATAACTTCCTTTTGGACACGGATCAAAACGGATGACACAGATAAACTTTTAAAAGTTAAAGGCAAAAACAACCCCCGCCACACTAACGACGGGTAAATGTTTGCGGTTCAGTTTTTTGCTTTTATTTTACTTATTCTTTATCCGCCCTTATCTGCGTAAATCCGTGTCCTATGATGCATTAATACCCAAAAGAAACTCCGCCGCGTCCTCATTGCCCCTTACCTGAATGGCCGAAAGTATCTCCCACATAAACGCCTCAAGATGCGGTGCGAGACCATCCCCGTTTACGGTAATAACCGAATCCCCCCGTTCCAGGGCCTCGGTCCGGGCTTTCAGAAAATCAACCTGTGCCGTATTCAGTTCTTTCTGCATTTCAAGCTGCTTTTCCCGGTTTTTGGTCTCTTCCTTTATCTGTTTTTCAATCTTGCTTGCCTTGGCCCCGCTGTAGGTTGACACCAATTGCCCGTACAAATCCGAGAGCAGGTCACCCGTGCTCGTTATGCTCGTACCCATAGACTCGATAAGCGCCTTTGCCCTCTCGGTATCTTCCTTGAGCTGATCGGTCTTGAGTTTGGCCTTTATCTCCATCTCCTTTTCAGTGGGAAGGAGGGTCTTAAGCTTCTCTCTTGTGATATCCGCCGATGCCGTATCAAGGGAGGGCATCACGGTAAGCCGCTTTGTAATTTCCGTTTTATCATCCAGATATTTTTTAACCTCATCATCCGGATCTATCTGCATTGTCAACTTAATGCCCTGTTCGCCGGTGTCCTGCAAAGCGTCAAGGCGTTCATGCATCTTTTTTATGGAGTCGGTGGCCTCGTATGTCTCAGCGTTCAGTCCGGCCATGGCCTGTGCCCAGCCGTTCGCGGCCTCCTCCATCTGCTCCATCTGATGCCGGTCAATCCCTTCCTTGTACAGGGTCAGGGATTCCACCCCATCCTTGAATTCTTTATTGAGTGCGGAAAGGCCGGGTATATAACGTGTCAACAGTTCAAGGGCCTTGCCCATATTCAGGGCATGATACAGAACCAACTTTACAACACTGTCAAAGGCCGCCTGCAGGGTATTCCACACAAAACGGATGGAACCGGCCTCCTGATTAAACACATCCTCTACATCAAAACCGGATTCTTTTATATAGACCATGGCCGCGGCTATCGTAGTACCCGCATGTACAACCATCTGGGCCGCGGCCAATACATTCCCGAATGCCTTTCTGGCCTCGCTGTCCATATCGTTGAATTGGGAAATACTGTATTTTATGGAATCCCAGAGTGGCTTAAAATATTCAATCATTCCTTCCGTAACCCTGACCAGGCTTTCAAGGGTATCCACTACGCCCTGTATGGCCCGTGCCAGGTCATCGGGATCCGTGAGATCCAGGGCCCCGAAAAAGCCGGAGATCTCTTTTCCTAACGAGCCCAAAGAATCGATAAGCCCGTCCCAGTCCACCTTTTCAAATGCCTCTGGCATGGCCTCTGCCACGCCGTCGAGAAAGTTTCCAAGGCGTTCACCGAATTCATTTAGAGCGGAAAACAGCGGTTCAAACGTGCCGTCCGTTATCATGGTTTTAAGGGTGTTTTCTATTTTCGTGCCGCCCGCTATGGCCTCATTTGCCGCCATTTTAAACTGATCACCCACGGTTATGGCGAGGTTTTCAAACGCTGCCTTGAAACGCTTCACCTGTACCTCGGAGCTGGCAAGCCGGGCCTCTACCTCTTTTGATGCCGATCCGGCTGCCCTGAGCGCAACCGCTGTGATCTCCGTGGTTTTGGTCAATGAATCAAAGACCTCTACCATGCGGCCTGCCTGATGAATGCCCACTAATTGCTGCGTAAGAAAGAGCTTTTTGTCCTGGGACAGGGTTTGAAATGCCTTTGACACGTCAAAGAGGATATCCTTGCCCGACCTCAAACTTCCGTTTGCGTCTTTCTGTGATACGCCTATGGATTTGAGTGCATCCCTTACGGGCTTGCTGTCGTCTATGAGTTTTAAAAGACCGGTCTTGAGGGCCACGGCTGCCTCATCACCCGACCGGAAAATTTCTATGACCGGGGTCAATATTCCGGCCGTCTCTTCAAAGGAAAATCCCATCTTGTGTGCAATGGGCGAGAGCTTTGACATGCCTATGGCTAATTGCTCTACGTTTGTGGCATAATTGTTTGATACCTCGTTCAGGATATCTATGAGTTTGCCCGCCTCGGAGGCCGGGGCCTTGAAACCTTTGAGGGCCGCAATAAGGATCTCGCTCGCGGTGGCCGCTTCCATGTCACCGGCTATGACCAGGTCAAGGGCGTTTTTGGTGAGGGTGAGGGAATCGGCTATCTCGAAACCGGCCTGCTTGAAATTGGCCGTGCTTAACAGGATTTCGGAGCTGCTCTCGCCGTATTGATCGGAAAACCTGAAAGCCGCGTCTTTAGCCGCATCGAGTATCTCAGGATAATCACCTACAACCTTCTTAAGCTCGACCATGGCACTCTCAAAGTCCATGGATTTTGCATAGGCATATGCCAGGCTGCCCACGGCCATGGCGCCAAGTGCCACATCGGCCTTTAGGATGCCGTCCCCCAAAGATGCCAAAGGGCTGGCAATCTTCTGGATAACGGAATCCAGACTGCCTAAACCCCCCTTGATGTTCTTGAGGGTCTTGGTGATCCGGTCATCACCTTTGAAGATTATTGCTACTGTTTTTTCGAGAGATGCCATTTTTTTATTTGGGACACGGATTTACACAGATAAACGCGGATAAAGAATAAGCAAAGTAAAAGCAAAACAAATACAAAGAATGAACAGAAAAAGGTCTTTAGTCTTTTTAATTTTAAAATTTTTAATCTGTGTCATCTGTGTAAATCCGTGTCCAATTACTTTAAAGTCTCATAATAAAGGGACCACAATTCAAGTTCCGTGTCGGTCAGGAAGCCCTGGGGGAAAAGGTCCGGCCTTGTCTGGTACAGGAATTGCCCCCTGGCGTAACACAGGGCAAGGGTCGCCCTTACTCCGGAGTCTTGCCAGAGGGCCTCGGTTTTCCCGGCATATGGCCCTTTCCCGTGAGTTCCAGGATCTTTGTCGTAATCTGAAAAAACTCTACGGGGAAAGCCTCACAGAGCTTGAGGGCCAGGTCCAGATCACAGACAGGCTCGATGCTGCCCGCAACGAGCATGTCAATGCGCTTTGCAATGTCCGGGGGCGTGCTGTCATCGATGCCTAAGAGCTTGCGCATGGAATCCGTCTTTTTGCGGGCAGAGGCCGCTAATAACCCTTCTATGACAGCGGCAATATTCTTGTTGCGCTCTGCCGACTCGTTGGCCCTGCCCAATTCAGTGCCCGTTAATCCGCGCACCGTCCAAACGGGTTTTTCCTTTTTGTCGAAAAACTCTTTGAGGTCGGGCACGGGCACGGATTCCGTGCGGGGCGCAAATTTTGTCTTTGTGAATTTTTTGGGGTCAAACGTCATGAAACCTCCAAAGGCGTCTCACGCCCACTCACTTCGTTCGTTCGAGCGCACAGAGAAAGGCAAAAAATGTTCAGGCTTAAAAGCATAAAAAAGTTTTTCTCTGCGTCCTCTGCGTCTCTGCGTGAGATTGTTTTTTGTTTTTGGTCCAGCCTGCTACGAAACGACGCGGACGGCTTTTTCCTCGGCGGTTATGGTGCAAGCGCCGGAAATGGAATCACCCGCCGGGAAGCTTTGCGTAATGCCTAATTTCCCTTGAACCAGAATATACGGGGTTTTAAGCCGGTCCTGCTTGAACTTGAACCAGAGCTTTTCACCATCTAAGGTCAACAGGCTGTCCGATATCCCGTCTTCAAAATAGGTTGTAAAAGACCCCTGGCCGAGGCTCTTAGATGTGGCCCCGATAGTGCCGCCGTAAATCTCCTTGGATGACACGGAATGACTCTCGCCTGCCGGGACAAAATCGACCGACCTGGGGACCTCGGCAAATGAAGGCTCGTACCAGGCCGCATAGACCTTTTTGGACACATCAGCCGTATGAATGACGGGAAGGGCGGAGTTGAAATCCACGCCCGCCAATCCGATAACCTGATTTGACACGCGCACCCTTTTGACTTCCCACGTGGGGAAATCGTACCGCTCAACGTGCGAGCCGATCACGGACTTAATCTCATCCGCGGTAATGGCGGCGGCCACTATACTCGTGAGATGTACCTGGGCTATCTCGATGCTGCCCACCGGGATATATGGAGGTCCTCCGTCTGCGCCTCTTACAGCGGAAAAGGCAGTATGGTCAGTACCGGCCAAAATGGCCACGGCCCCTGCCGAGGTAATGGTTACGGAACTTTTCCTGTGTGTGTCCGTGGTGACCCCCCTTAACACGGTTTCGTCGGCTGCCGCTCCCATCTCGGTGAGCACGCCCGCCAAATAACAGGTAAGGGCCGCGACATCGATCAGGTCATCTGTTCCGGTCGCGGCCGGGCTCACGGCCCCGCCCGTTGCCAGGCCATTGGGTTTTACATCGCACTCATAGCCTGATTTATCCGACCAGAGATCGTCATTCGAATTAAAAATGATGTGGTCCCCGGAATCAGAAAGCTCGGCCATGGCGTTCGAACTCTGGCCCGCCTCGTAATACATTATTCCATCTTCTGCGCTTGACATGATTTAGTCCCCCGTTTTTGGATTGTTGATTTATGATTGTTGATTTTCGATTGAACTGCATCTAAATACCAGAGGTCGGAAGTCGGATGTCAGAGGTCAGAACTTAAAAAGCTATGACCATCGTTCTACAATTCTGACCTCCGAACTCTGATATCTGACCTCTGTTTTTACGGTTGCGAATACGGATCTCCCTTGACGGTTTCATAAACAATGTTAAATGTTGCCGCGCATCCCACGGCTTCCTCTTTATCCGAGGGATATTCTTCCGTGCCTCCGCCCGCGTATGTCACTGAATCGGCTAATCCGCCCGTGGGATCGGATGAGGTCATGGCCTTGATCAGGTCGCCTAAAATCTGTTCCGATACCACGGAGGGGTTTGTGGCCCCGAATATGGCAAAGCCCTCAAACTTTACAGGCATTTCCTGACTGCTTGCGCCGTATGGTTTTTTGGTTGCCTCTTCCTCGCCGGGCCATACGACCGTGGCCGGGAGTTCGTCGGGGTCCAGGTTTTGCCGGACCCACTGAACGTTTGCGCCTATGTCCGTATTGTAACCGCTTGCAATAAGGATAAGCCCGGCACGGGTTATGAGGTTCTGTATTATTTTTTCTCTGATTGTATTGGCCATTTTTTAAATTGAATATTGACTATTGAAGATTGAATATTTATGGAAGGCGCAGCAAGCGGCGCCACTACAACCGACTGAGCATAAATTCGAGTTCATGGTTGAAAGCCTTATCAAGGCGTTTATCCGCCTTTTCCTGGATGGCCCTCATCACGGGTTTGTTGCTCATTATGTCCGGGACACGGGGGCCTGCCATACGGTACATGGGGAGTCGGTACTTCTTTGGCATGGCGCCGTATTTGCGGCCCGGTTTTCGCGGTCTTCGCGGGCCGTAGTAGTAACGCATCCACACGTTTTTTGCCCCTTTGACAGTGCGAATAAAGGCATGTGGAATTACGGACCGGGCCTTTTTCTTTTTCACCTGAAGGCTCACGCCCCGCTTGATCTGCCGGGCACGGAAATGGATAAGGCCCAGGGGCTTTCCCTTGCTCCGTACCTTTGCGGACAGGTTGCTTATCGTGGCCCGGTAAACTTTAAAGCTCTTTCGGATCACCTTGGCCTTTGGGGTAATGACTTTCCCTATTTCCCGGACCGAATCCGTGCGTACGCCAACTAAGGTCTTGTTCACGGACCGGGATATAACCCTTGGCACGGCATTTTTTATGCCCGACAGCATGGCCTCGACTTTGAGTAGATCGGCCTGGTTTATGGATATGCTCAGAGATGTCATTTCACGATTACCTTTACGAACCTGCCGTCATTCCTGCTTACCGATTGCACGGTCCAGGTATCGGACCCGATTAGAAAAGTCTCTCCCCGGTCCGCCTCCTTGCCCACTTCATCCAGGAGATATTCAATAGTATTTCCCATAGCGTAAACCTGGGCATCATAACCGGAGGGCTGCATTTCCACGTCCTTGTCAAGAACCGCCTTGCAACTCACCGGATCCCCGACCGAAGGCGTAAACGTGGCATCGACACCCATTGTATCGAATACATCGGTTGCGGCCTGGTCGAATATGGTTGTAATGTCAGTCATAATTTTAAAGGCGTCTCACGCCCGCTTCGCTCAAGGCGCAAAGGCGCAGATAAAAGATTTTTTTGTGTTTTTAAAAATAAAAGATTTTGCTTTTCTTTGCGTGCTTTGCGCCTTTGCGTGAGATAGTTTTTTTAAGTTTCGCCGTAAATAATCAATCCCTGCTCATCCCGGATAAAGTTCCCCGTCTCATCCAAAAGCGGCTGACTGTCTCCCTCGATCATATCCGGAGGAGACAGATAGACCGGCTCAAGGATGACTTTTCTTAGCGTGGGGTTTGTCTCCACGCTCATCTCACACCGTCCGTGGAATACACCACAACCGAGTAGGTAAGCCCGGCGTCAAATCCTACCGGCGTCAGACGTATGGAATCCGCAAACCCGGTGAACTGTTGCACATATTCCGAGCTGTCCGTCATATCTATACTGCCGATAGACACATACCCGGATGCCCCCGCCGTGCGAACCTCCACACCTAAAACACCCCCGGACGGCGGGCCGCTCACATCCAACTGGATCTGATGGGACCGGGCGGACCGATCCGCAGGTGTAACAATCTGATGACCATCCGCCTGGGACTTATCCTCAACAGTTTTTATGTCGTCTCGTAAACTCATAATCCGTCCCTCGCAGAAAAAGATAGAAACGGGGAGCCGGTGAAACGGGGAATCGGCGATTATTTATCTCCCCGGTTCTCCCCGTCTCCGGTTCTCCAATTCTGCTTTTATGATGCCGCCGTGCAATCAAGCAGATAACCACAGGACTTGGAAATCTCGCTCTTTGCGGCCTTATCCTCATCATAAGATGTAAGAAACGCCTCATCCGTGTCATGCCGCACACGAAGGATCCGGCTCCTGACCTCATCACTGTAATACTCCTCTACAATGATAGTTTCGGCGGCCCCCTCGTTCCACAGAAAAGTCCGTCCAATCGATGGCTCGGTAACATCCCCGTCCGAGGTCTTGCACAGCATACCGTACTGAGAACCCCAGATATCCGAAAGCGAGGCATCCTGACCGCGTGCGGCCGTATTGTAAAGGGCACCCGCCACAACCAGCTTTGCAACATCAAAGTATGTCTTGAGGTGCTCCACGGTGATCTGACCCGTCTTGGCCGCGTCCGGGAAAATCTGATACACTTTTGCCTGAACATCCGCATTCAGCTTTGCATTCTGAAACGCGGTCCAGTTGAGGATGAGTGTATCAGGCATAATACCCAATGCACGCAGCGTGGCCCGGCCGGTCTCGACATCCTCTTTGGGCACTGCGCTGGCATAGATTGCCCATGAGGTTGCCGCGTTATGGGCCGTAAAGTTTGTGGCATTAAACATCTTTGCCGCAATCCTGTATTCCCATGACCGCAGAATATTGCTGAAAAGGATATTTGCAATGGCCATCTCGTAATTGAACATTGTGCCGTATATGGCCGCGAACCGGTCATCAATACGACGTTCAAGGCCGTTTTCCACGGTCTTGAAATACCCGCTCTCAAACTCCTCTTCACCCCGGTTATATGTCC